GCGTGCGGGAATTCCCGCACGCAGTGTTTGTAGATATTTGGCATTATTTGCCCTGATAGACCATAGCGTCAATGTAGGCATTTTATGCCTATGTTGACTACTACGTCTATTTGATTTATTTACTCAAAAATTTTGTTCTAAGTATTGATCGTGCTAAACTAGCGATCCCATATATGTTTATATTGGAAACCTAAACGACGGTTATCACATTTGTTATGTGACAGTCCGTGTCCTGTTTAACTACAGGGATTTGCCAGGTTGCCACCTGGCGTGAGCTTTGCTCACTTTACTGATTCATCGTTTGATGATTAGCTATTTGCTAACAGAGTCATTGACTCAGATCTAAAGCTGTAATTTACAGCAACTGTGCATTTACGCTTCACTGCACAGTGTTATTTTAGAAGCCCCCCCCGGTCATATTGATCCAGGATATGGGAACGCCTATGGAATAAAGAAGTAGACCACTTTGAAGATCCATAAATCCCTAGCCAAAATCATTAGTCGATTTTGCCACCAACCGAAAGCTGCGGCCAGTAGGAAGGTTTCGTCTCTATTAGCACGAGACATTGAGGGAGTACACTCATCAGATATTGCGGAGAGCAGTAAATTATCTGGTGTTTCAATTCACCCCGCTTTCTGTGGCGATTTATCATCACAGAACGTACATTCCACGAAAGGAACAGACGAGCAAGACCGAGAAGTGTATTATACACTTCAGACCCAGAGAGGATTTGATCCACTCAACACCTTGATTGATTCATTGAAACCAGTACCATTATGGAGCATTAAATTGTACCCATCGTCTGAGGATTTAAAGCCTCTAGATCAACTGGAAGATTTCGTATCTCTCATACCCCAGCAGAATGAATATAATTCATACACTGCACAATGTGGTTTTGAACCACACAATCTTAAGACCTTTCGTCGTCGTGACTACGGCAAGAGGCTTGCTAATGCTAATAAAGCTAAGCAAAGGTCTACACAAAAAGTCACGCGCAACACTCAATCTGATTGGAAGCAAAAATATCGAAAGGTGTGCCATTCCCACATGGACACTGTTTTCGAAGAAACTCTCGAACCACATTTTGGTTTTGAGACTATTGCCTCTACTTCACTTGCATTTGAGATGCTTGCAAAATACGCGAAAGTCGATGTTCCAGACCGAATTTTGCGTGAAACTGAGGGAATTTTACTTTTATTAGTGAATTTAACTCAGCAATCCACTGCCCTAGGTGCGATGACTTCCATCTTAACCTGGGCACAAGGGAGAACTTCCACTTCTATGTTGAAGACTTTGAAGTCATACCTAGAGGAGATACTTGTGTCACCTCAATCCTCAGGAACTCCTGATTGGATTAATTGCTTACGCGATGTCCGTCAGAATTGGAGTTTGTGTAAGGGCAATCGAGCCTTCAAGCAAATATCCAAACTCCTAGGATGTCTCACTATGTTGGGACTCTGTGATGTCTCCAATCTGTCTTTCAGTATTGGAAGTTTCAAGTTGTTCGCCCCAGAACTTTGTGAAAAGCACATGTCAGCATATGACATCATTGATGCTTTATTTGAGACAGTTACCTTCTTTACAGAGGGTGCCTATCTCTGTTTCCAGTCTGGTTCACTTCGTCCGTTATTGGTCAATGACCGTACAGCAATGGAGTTAGATGAGGAATACGCGCAGGTATCTGCATGGTTCGCTCTCGTAAAGAATGGAAATTTGCACAAGTTCGCAGCCATGTCTGATCATGAATTCGAGCGGCGTTTAAATACGCTATCTACGAACTTACGGAACTTATCTCAATCCTTAAAAGGACCAGAGAAGAAGTTAGTGATCGACAAATTCCAGAAGATTTTAGTCATGCAAAATGATTTTGTAGGAATGAAGATTGCCTCTGGCATTCGACATGCCCCATGGGCCATAGAACTCTTTGGAGAAAGTAGTCAGGGAAAGACTACGCTCGGTGATCAATTGCTTGATGCAATTATGACCAGTCAGGGGATGCCCATAGACAAGAAATACCGTTGCACGTATAACGCGGGCGATAAATTCATGTCAAATTGGACCTCTGACAAACTTGTGCTAACATTTGATGATGTTTCTAACGAGAAAGCCGCATTTGTGGAACGTCCACCTACGCGTGCTATCATCGATGCTTGTAATAATCAGATGTATTATGCACCAAAAGCAGAGCTCGATGCTAAGGCAAAGTGCTTTGTTGAACCTTGGTTTGTCCTTGTAAACACTAATAAGGAAGATATGGATGCATATTTGTATTCCAATTGTCCTTTCTCAGTCCAACGTCGAGTGACGGTATTGCACGTTCGTGCTAAACCTCAATTCCAGCGTATGCATGACGGAGTTTGTTGTGGTATAGATCCACGTAAAGTGAGAGAATTCTACACAAAAGATGGTGTTTACACACCTCCTATGTTTGATGACATTTGGGTGATTGATATCAAGTTGGCTGTTAAGCCAGATAAACTTGATCAAGTCGCATCCTATGCGCCACTTGTGTGGAATGGCAAGGAGATGACTGGACTCAGTATGGCTGAGTGCATTCAATGGGCGGTTGTGTCATTTGATGAACACCGTAAGGACCAAGAAGCCATGTTGGAGAGTATGCGCAAGCGCGCCTCCACCATGAAGAAGTGTGAGCATGAAGGATGTTTACACTTGAAGGGTAATTGCCCAGACCATATGGAAGAGCAATTTGGGAAAGAATCCGTAGCAGCGCTATGGAAACTTTGGTACAAAACCCATGGTATTCTTGACATCAAAGATCAAGTTACCCACGCCTATGATAGAATAGACCATGAAGCCTCACTCGTTATATACGAGAAAGGTAAGGAATATCTTGAATCATGGGATTGGATAAAGTGCATTCCAGCGCCCATACTCAATCATCCTGAGGCACCACCTATTGTCAAATGGTGGTACAAAGATCGTCTCAAGAATGATTGCGTGAAGGAGACTCGCAGAGCTTTGTGGACATTGATGTTCATGATCATTATAGTTCTCATTTTGCTCCCTATACCTGCAGCTATATTTGCTATCTTAATTCTGATACTTGAGTTCTTAGCTCGCCAGAGAAATCTGGTGGAGCAAGCAGAAGATAACCTCTTTGAAGAGCTCAAAAATAGAAATATGGAAATTGCACCAATGCTGCGTAGGTATCGTGACGATTATGCGAAGAAAATTTGCATGGCGTCAATCGGAGTGGCTGCTCTATATGGGTTAGCGCGAGCTTATCGTGCTTATCGTAAGGAGACGGCCCAAGGGTCTCTTGAACCAACCACACAACAGGAGATAGATCAACGTGATTCAGAAGTCAACGTGTGGACAAGCGTTTCTAAACGTGATTTGCCCATAACAGAATATTCTAAACGAATGTCGACTGAACACATGACCAATTGTGTGACCAAATCGCTCGTCTACGGTACTATTCACCTTGGTGAAGAGAACGGTATGATGAACGCAATGATGGTCGCATCGAATGTCATGATTGTACCTGATCATTATTTTGAAGAATTTGGTGATGAATTGAATTGCACATTTAGGAAGTCAAATCCAAATGCAAGCGGTGGCAAGTTTGTTGCGCGCTTGAGCAAATCAGCCTCATACCTAGTACCTGATTCGGACATCCGCGTATGCTATGTTCCGACAGGTGGTTCCTTCAAGAATCTTGTCAATTGCTTCCCCACTGGGGATATGCCTGCAGTACCATTCTGCATGCATTGGCGAAAGAAAGATGGCGATATGGTGATTGCCAAGGGTCTTACTGACCCTGGTTTGGTGACCACCATCAAAACATTCCGAGGGGGAATGTATCGTAATCTGACTATTGACACGTTTGATGGTTTGTGTGGTGCTGCCATTGTATCCGATACAAATGGTAGTGTGATCCTGGGTATCCATTTAGGTGGTACCGCAGGAACTCCTCGTGGATGTTACGGAAGCTTGACTCAACAAGAGTTATTCAAAGCTTTTTCGCATCTACGTTCTCTAGAAGGTGTAATTCTATCAGGGGGAGCTGGAAAGTTTGAGACAACAGTCCTAGGCGTCCAAGTCCTTAAATCCGACCCTCTTCACAAGAAGAGTCCGTTGAATTACTTACCCGAAAACTCACAAATTGAGTACTTTGGATCATGTCCAGGTAGATCAGTCACTAAAACTAGTGTTAAAGTGACTCCGATTAGCCACCACATCATTGATGTGTGTGGTGTGCCTAACATTTTCCGTGGGCCCAAATTACATCCGGAATGGTATGGGTGGCAGACATGTTTGGCCAATTTGGCCATACCTGCACATCCATTTCCATACGATCTTTTGACACTTGCTGTTAGAGATTACAAGGAACCACTGATTGAGATTTTCCGCAAGCATATGTGGAGGAGTGCTCGACCATTGACAGATCATGAGAATCTGTGTGGTATTCCTGGTAAGAAGTTCATGGATGCGATAAAACTCAACACTTCGGTTGGCTTTCCTTTGACGGGACCCAAACGAGAATATGTTGATGAATTGGAGCCCACCGAAGAGTGGCCCAATAATCGCGAACTTCACAAGGTTCTAATGGATGAAATTGTGAGAATAGAGGATTGTTACCGTAATGGTGACAGAGGATATCCAATCGCTAAGGCGTGTAAGAAAGATGAAATCCTGGCTAAGGACAAGTGCCGCATATTTTACGGTAACGCCCTTTCTTTGACGTATCTCATTAGGAAGTATTATCTACCTATTTTGAGAGTGTTGCAAATGAACCCACTGATTTCAGAGTGTGCCGTAGGCATTAACTCACATGGACCAGAATGGGAGGAGTTTCATCAACACGCAACTAAGTTCGGTATGGACCGACTTTTTGGTGGCGATTATGGGAAATATGATCAAAAGTTACCTTCACAATTAATTCTCGCTTCTTTGCGTATCTTAATAGATTTCGCGCGCGAATGTGATTATAGTGAAGAGGATCTTGCGATCATGGAGGCCATGACGGGTGATATCGTATATGCTTATATAGCATTCAATGGCGATCTCATAGGCCTCACAGAGGGTACACACATTAGTGGTAACTCCCTCACCGTCATTATTAATGGCATTTGCGGATCTTTGAATCTGCGCTGCTTCTTTTACTCAGAATACGAGCCTGAATCCTATGAGGAGAGACTCAAGTTTAGAGACAATGTAGCAGTTATGACATATGGTGATGACAACATAGGTTCTGTATCATCAGATATCTCTCGTTTTACAATCAAGGGGTGTTCAGAATTCTTAGCTAAATATGGGCAAGTTTATACTATGCCCGATAAGGAGTCCGATTTATTGGATTTCCTACCAGCCGAGGAATTTGAGTTTCTGAAGAGATTCAGCGTGTATCATCCCAAGATGGGATGTCACGTTGGTGCGCTGTTGGATAAATCCATCTACAAATCTTTGCATTGTTTTATGCGAGATAAGAACTCAGTAGACACTGAGGAGATGGCCAGCGCCCAGAACATGGACGGAGCACTACGAGAGTGGTTTAACCACGGGGAAGATAAGTATGAGAAGCAACGAGGCCTTATGAAGGAGGTTGCCAATCGAGCAGGAATCACACATTTGTGTAATGGCCTGAATCTGAGCTATAACGACCGCGTATGCGATTGGAATGCTCAATACCGCCCTGATAGTTAGTGGCATCTGTCACTTCGGGGACATTAAATCCGACCCAGTTTTAAATCTGAAGGTAGCAAAATTAATGTGTGTGTATGGATACCGTGTATATTATAATTTTATATATTTTGCTGTGAATGCATAGGCTTCACACATAGTAAGGGTCCCTCCCGGGGAACATTCAGTGAGTTCACCCTGCTCAATGTAAATATATCGTACCGCGTTAGGCAGTTCCCTGCGCGATTTGTATAAAATGAACTGGTAATTATTGTAAATGTAAATTAAACAGTGAAGTCGACGTTATCGTCGCAAATTCCGTTAGTGTGGCAACGGATCATCAATCGGTGGATTCCGATGATGAGAAGGTCGTCCACACACGTCATCACCCCTTTGTGATGACACCCCAGTCCGGAACTACCAATGATAGTTCAATTGTCAAAGCTGGCACAACTTCAGTATATGAGAATGTTGATTTCAAAGATCAACACGATCCGTATTCGTATGATGTTTTATCAATCATCGACCCAACACGAAAATTGCAAGATACTGATGATGCCACATTGGAGAATTTCTTCTCGAGACCTATCAAGATCGCAACGCAATCTTGGTCAACAGGTGTGACCATGAATGCAGATTTTGACCCTTGGGCATTATATTTTACCAACCCGCGCGTTGCAAATCGCTTGGCCAATTACAATCTATTGAGATGTAAATTGAAGGTCAAAGTCATTATAAATGGCAATGGTTTTCAATATGGACGAGCGTTGGTTGCATATCTACCACATTATGTTTGGGATGAAGCGTCGACCAATTCAGCTCTTGTTAGAGAGGACCTGGTCCAGACGTCACAATTACCTCATGTGTTTTTAGATCCAACCACATCAACGGGTGGCGAATTGACATTACCCTTCTTTTGTCAAACGAATTACCTTGATATTCCATCAAGCCAGTGGGAAACAATGGGTCGATTATTTATTCGACAGTTAAACACTTTGAAACATGCGAATGGCGCGAGTGATGTTGTCACTATTAGCGTTTTTGCATGGGCCGAAGATGTTAAACTTAATGTTCTGACATCGGTGGAGTCTTCAACTCTTACACCCCAATCGGGTAAAGAGATTGATGAAGCCAATAAGAAGGGGACTATCTCTGGTCCTGCGACTGCCGTAGCGAAAGCGGCTGGAGCCTTGACATCTATACCCTATATTGCACCGTTTGCAGCAGCCACTCAAATGGCGGCTAGTACTACGGCTGGCGTAGCTAAAGCTTTTGGGTATTGTCGACCACCAGTCACGAAAAATCCGGAACCGTACAGGCCAACAGCGAATAGTTCATTGGCTGTGACAAATGTGCCCGACACGGCGCATAAGTTAACAGTTGATGATAAACAGGAACTGTCTATAGATCCTCGTATTGTCGGTTTGAGTGGCGTTGACCCTATGAATATCAAAGAGATAGCCAAGAGGGAGTCATATCTGACGTCATTCTCTTGGCCCATAGGACGTGCGAGTGAGACGATACTATGGAATTCACGCGTTTCACCCTGTTTATGGGCAGAACGTGATGCCGAGACAGTCTCCTTCCATTTTCCAGCATGTTGTATGGCTGCTTTGCCATTTCAATTCTGGACTGGTACGATAAGGTTCAGATTTCAAATTGTAGCTTCGGCGTTCCATAAGGGTCGCTTGAAGTTTGTTTATGATCCTAAGTATATCAATTCGAACGAGTACAACACTAATTATGTGTCTATTGTTGATATTGCTGAACAACAGGATTTTACGATTGAAATTGCGAATGGTCAAGAGGTTACGCTACTCTCACATGCGCGACCTGGGCTAGATTCTGTCACCACTCTATATGGTGACACTCGATTCACCTCTCAAGAAGATGGAAACGGTGTCATCGGTGTCTATGTAGTTAATGAACTTACGACACCCAATAGTTTGGTGAACAATGATATCGAGGTTAATGTATACGTATCTGCAGGTGATGACTTTGAGGTGTTCGTTCCTAACGATCACTTTAAGAATTTTGTACTCAAGCCTCAAATGGGTATGGAAGGCACCAGTACAATTGTGCCTGAAAGTCAAAATACCGATGAATTGGATGCACCACAGCAGAGTGAAGCTCATTCATTGGGTCCAACAAGTAGTGATGACTCACTCGTGAATAAAGTTTTCACAGGTGAATCCATAACATCGTTTAGAACAATGCTCAAGAGATATAGTCTTCACACATCGGTAGGTGGATTTGCGGGAACGGGTCAGAAGATTTTGGCCGGGCGTTTTCCGTTATATCCATTTTATCGGGGAGCGATTGCTGGAGCCGTACACACTGCCTCGTCAGGTCCTTACAACTTTTGTAATGCTTTGTTACTTCATTGGGTAACAATAGCTCACTCAGGTTGGCGAGGATCTATAAGGTACAAAATGGTGCCTCGTGGCCCTTGGGATCGTGACAATCGAATTGACGTTCAGCGTCATCCAATCACAGATTCCATAGAGTATGGTCTGGCCTTTTATAGTCAGATCGCGTACGCTACACCCTCTCATACAGCCTATCACTCCTTGTCATATCAGATGCCCATCAGTGATGCGTATAAGAATTTACAAGGAAACCATGGAATGACATTGGCCCATAGCAATGTTAATCCAATTGTTGAATTTGAGATGCCGTATTACAGCCCTGCTAGGTTTGTACCTGGCAAGAAGCTGAATGTAACAAATACACTCTTCAACACGATGGAAGGCTTTGACTTCAATGCACGGATATCAGATTGGTCTAACATGACTGCAATCGATTTCTTCGTAGCTGCAGGCGAGGATTACCAAGTCTATTTCTGGACTGGTTTGCCTCGTATGTATTATGAGGCAGCCCCACCAAACTTTGCATAAAGTTTGGGCTCACTACGCAGTGTGAGTTTAAATATCTTACTGTACCCTCCATGAGTGGAGGACTCACTTAACAGTGTGAGGATAAATATCGTACTGGTAAAATAAATTAATCCCTGTGGCCGGGATTGGCGCCGAGAGGCGCCGGACTATCGCCGAATGAAATAAGTAAAACCTTGAGAGGTTGCACCATTCGACGTTAGTCGCGTGGTGTCTCGCACAATGTGCGAGTCCTCAAAGGGAGTCACAAGTTTCTATAGCGGTAGCCCAGAGACTCACGTGAGTGAGTCCCAGTAAGCACCCCCATGTACAGTTTGCAGAGGGGGGTGCTTCCCGGTGGGCCGTCTTTGCA